TAAACTTATATAACAATACCCGAAGTATTTCACACAGTTACATGTTGAATTAACCCATCAACAAAACCTACCCACCTGTCGGACATGGGATACTATGAGGTTACACTTGGGGATCTTATAAAGTAGATCAAACATTATCAGTTAGTTTATAGTCTTCGGCCCTCTAATAAGGTCCTTTTCCGGACTCGTGTGTTGCAAAATTCTTAAAATCTCTTATCCCATAGGACAAACCTGTCCTCAAAATATAACTTTCCAAGTTCCTCGAAAGTGTAAAAGGTTGGCCTTAGCCATTCATAATGCCGCGTCAATTCTCGCATCTTGTCAAGAAAATCTGCATAAAACACACGACCATGTAACCACGCCTCACGGATTTGCGTATCAACTGTGTCATTGAGTTGTATGTACATACTCACTGAATCACTGGGCAAATACCAACATAAGGATTTCAACATACTACTAACTTCAAGGGGAGCACTTATAATACTTAACTCTTCGCCTATGGGCATAATAGTAAATGCCCTTTTTAAAAATGTTATACTGGGATCTGTAAATAATGGAACATAATCACCAACAGTAACTTTATTCGCAGAAGTCAATTTAAAACCAACATTTAAAAATATAGCAGAAAATTTAGAAAAAAGTTCAACACTATATAACTTACGTGAACAAGAGGTAACATTATCGTCACCATATGTCATAATACGAAAATGTACATGCCAAAGTATTTTTAATTTATTTGGATAAATAAAAGCTAAAGCATATTTATGTAAAAAATCATTAACAAAACAATTTACATGTGTAGTGTCAACTGCCCCAGAATTATTTTTATATAATAACCAAATATCATTAAAAATAATAAGTAATGGATGACAATTGCATCTCAACAAGTATATCAAAAAATTGATTTGCTCCTGGGTATAACCTATTCTACGTCCAATAAAAATGCACAAAATTATAAAATAATGATAAAGTAATAATGCTATACACCAATCAAAACTTGCGAAATC